AATACATACGTTCTTGTGTATCACATAATGGTTAGAGTTTAATTTGTTTAGTGCGCTCAACTGTTCTAAAGTCGAACCAGTAATACGTTTAGTACCCTTGATTAGATTTGTGCCGATGTCTATATAACCGTCATCATACAAATACACAGCATTCAGGAACGTATCTATAAGTTTTTCTTTGTAGTCATAATTGCCTGTATCGGTCTTTAGGCTATCAATCCAAAATAAGAACATATCACGCTCAATGTACGGCGGCTTTGTGGCTTGGACTTTATGCAGCGTGATTTGTAATTGTGCCTTATTCTGTTCTAACTCTTCAAGGCGCGCTTTAGTTGTTTCCGTGATGATACCAGCTTCAATGGCTTTCATTACATTGTTGATAGACTTGGTAACGTCCTTGATCTTGGACTCTATCATCTTTTCATCGCTGTTATCTTCCAGCTGCTTTTTCTGATATTCCATGAAACTATCAGCCAACTTGTTTATGTAGTCCATGTCGTTCAGTTGGTTTATCAATTCAGTTATGACAACTTCTTCTATCCAGTCTTTCTTGACTCTCTTCTTATCGCACTTGCGCTTTTTAAATTTCACGCAAGTATAGTAATAGTAACGGTTGCCTGTTCTACTGGTTGCATATTCACCAGTCATTGCGCTTCCACAATGTCCACAGAAAAGTTTACCAGTCAATAGGTACTTTGCATCACGTGATCGTGCAGGCGCTTTCTTGTGCCTGTTTTTAATTTCTTGCGCAACATCAAACATTTCTTTGGATATAATAGCTGGCATTCCATTAGGCACAATGTAATCAGCATACTTGTATGTTCCTATATATTTCTCATTGCTGATGATAGTATTCAGAGAACTCTTATTCCAAAGCGATTTCCTTGCGTTTAAGATACCGTCTTTGTTCAGGTCGGTAATTATATCATTTATCGTCTTACCGCTTGTATATTCGCTAAAAATGCGCCTTATAATAGGTGCTTCATTTTCATCTATGACATAGTGATCGTCAGCATCTCTACCATATCCAAAAACCTTTTTGCCTATTGTCTTCAGTTGCAATGCGCTTTCCCTATTTCCACGTTTGACATTTTCGGAAAGATTGGCACTGTAATATTCCGCCATGCTTTCCATAAGTCCCTCCATGATTATTCCCTCAGCACTATCTGAGATGTTTTCCATGGCGCTATAAATCTTTACGCCGTTTTTCTTCAGTTTAGAACGGTATATCGCACTGTCATAGCGATTGCGTGCAAATCTGTCTAACTTCCAAACGATAACAGCCTTAAAATGCTTATTTTCGCTATCCTTAATCATTTTCTGAAATGACGGGCGATTATCTGTTGTTCCAGTTTTGGCTTCATCTATGTATTCATTGATTATCTCAAAGCCATGTTCTTCAGCATAACGCTTGCAATCTCTTAATTGCCCTGTGATAGACTCTTCACGTTGTCCTGAAGATGAAAAGCGCGCATATATAACAGCTGGTATGTAATTTTCCATGTTATCTTCCTTTGTGTGTTATAATAAAGTCCAATAGTCCCTTAGAGGACAGAATAGAAGCCACCGGCATATTGTTGGTGGTTTCTTTCGTTTATATAATGCTTTCTTTAGAACAATACCAAATCAGTTTCCCTATTGCATGAACTGGAACAGTACCATCTTTTATGATTAGTGGGTGCTGTTCAGGATTGAATGACAATGGTTCAAGCACATAACTATCAGTCAATCTGTAAAACTTCTTAACTGTAGCATCGTCACCATTCACCATGATAGCGCCTATTTCGCCATTTTCTAATGTGCTTGTCTTTTCAAATAAGCCTATACAGCCGTCAGGCAAAACCTTGTTCATGCTGTCACCTTTGATTTGTAATGCAAATACTTCTTTATTTGCAAAGCGTGACGGATATTCAATTTCACCGATGATGTCTTCTATTGCTTCTATTGGGACACCAGCTGGGATAACACCTATAACATTTGTACGATTATACATAATTCCATAATCATTTTCCGTAACAGAATTACCTAATAAGTAATCAATGGAAACATTAAATAATTCTGCAAGTTTTTCGATGACTTCTAATGACGGCTCAGACTTTCCGTTCTCCCAATATGAAATACCTGTTTTTGTCATATCAAATTTATTTGCTATATCTTCTTGGGTGTATTTGTTTTGAATGCGTAATTTTTTGAAAACATCAGAGAATTTGTTCTTCATATATAATGTTACCTTTCGTATTACAAATATAGTACTTTTTTTGATAACAGTAAATTAAATTGTAATATTAGAAAGAAAAATTACTATAAATGTAAATTTTTTATTGACAACAAGTTACATAAAAAGTAATATATAGACATGGTAGTTACCTAATAGGTAACTTAGAAAGGGGAAATAATGAATAGAGAATTGATTGGACTAATGGCGAAATTTGATATTACAAAAGAGAAAATGGCAACAGTCATCGGTGCATCAGCACCTACATTCCGCAAAAAGTTAGAAACAAGAATGTTCACACAGTCGGATATTGATAAGATGCTGAACTACTTACGCCGTTATGACAAGACAATATCAGAAAACGCTTTTTTTAACGAATTATAGTTACAAAAAATGTAACTCAGAAAGGAGGAACGTATGGAAAAAAAGGTAATCGAAACGATCAACGCATTATGTGACTGGATACAAACAGAATTGAAAAATGCCTCCAGCGTGCAGACTGAAAGCATTTTACCGGCAGTTATTGAAGCAACCGCCAATTTAGTTGAACAAGCAAATCATATCTATTAAGAGTTTAGTTTTTCTTCTTTGATGTCATGTTGGTGTTTCTTAATTTCAGTATAAGCAGATAAGTACATTTCCAGCATTTTGGCAGGGCTTGTATCCTTGTCGCAATGATTTTTGACATAAAGAATTGCTAACTCATTAACAAAGTCACTCATTATTATTCACCTCCCTTCAAATCAATTATAGGAGGTTAGAAAGGAAAACATGAACGAATTATTAAAGATTGATACTTCAAATGCAGAACGCATCACAGTATCAGCAAGAGATTTACACAAAGCATTAGAAGTAAGTACAGACTTCAATCACTGGTTTACACGAATGTGTGAATACGGTTTTGAAGCACAAAAAGACTTTACGACATTTTTGTCCGAAAGTACTGGCGGAAGACCGTCACAAGATGCACAAATCACAGTAGATATGGCGAAAGAAATCGCAATGTTACAACGTACAGAAAAAGGCAAGGAAGTAAGAAAATACTTCATTCAAATTGAAAAAGAATGGAATAGTCCTGAGCGAGTAATGGCAAGAGCCTTGACGATTGCTAATAAGACAATCGAAACACTAAAGATTGAAAATTCTGAAATGAAGCCTAAAGCCTTATTTGCTGATGCTGTCGCACAATCGGACACTAGCATTCTTGTATATGACCTTGCTAAGTTAATTTGCCAAAACGGCGTAAAGATTGGTGGAAATCGCTTGTGGACATGGCTAAGGGATAACGGGTATATCTTCAAACACTCATGCGAGCCTACACAAAAGAGCATGGAAATGAAGTTGTTTGAAGTTATCGAAAGAACCGTGCAGAGAAGCGGACATGACCCAAAAGTAACACGCACAACGAGAGTTACTGGAAAAGGGCAAGTGTACTTCATCAATAAGGTTTTACAAGAGTATGACAATCAAAAAAACTGACATTCAGTCACTCAACTATCTTGCGTTACAGGCGCTAAACAATAAGCAGAACGAACCCGAATTCAAAGCAAGATATGAAGAGTGGAAAAAGAAAAAAGGCGCCCCAATCGCAAAGAAAAGCGCCAAGTGATAGACCAAAACTATCACTCAAATTCTAACACAGAAAGAGAGATAAAAACATGATTAAAGCAGAAAATCGCGGCGGCGAAGTTGCATTTCAAGCAGAGGGAAGCGCTCTTGATTTAGCACAAGAACTTGTGGCAATTAGAGAATTCATTAAGAGAAATCCTGAAGTTGAACAAATGGCGGATTTAATAGAAACGATTTCAGATGTCGAAAGACAAGATTTTGAAAGCCCTGAAGAACTTGAAGAGAGTTTGACGTCGAATAAAGACGATAGAACACATACGGAAGACGTGATAAAAAAGGCGTTTGGGAAGAAGATGAACTAACTATGAAAACACTACAAAACACAATTAAAACAGCATTAGTCGTTGTTCTAGGGCTTGCATTCATCGCATACATGCTAGGAAACGCTGTACTTCAATACTCATATTCACAACGTCCTTTGACGGCTGAAGAAATGGCTGAGTAATGCTATGAAGATGATTTGTAATCATTGCCAAAGAATATTCAATGACGATGACATGACCAGCCATTTCGGCTATATGGACTACTCATACAGGGAATATAAAACATGTCCATATTGCGATAGCGAAGAAGTGGAAGAAGTCGAGGAAATAGATCATGAAGAAGATTGAAATTATTGAACTTGGCAATCCAGTTTTTAAAAACAAGTACGAAAAGCCACAGAAGAAGCCGAAACACATAAGAAAAGTGGACTGGGAGAGTAAAAGAAATGGATTTACAAGCAAGATATAACAGGCTGAAAGAACAAAACCGCATGCTGATTGAAGAAGCAAAGCGGTATGAAAAGCAAATTGAAGACTTGCAAAGCAAAATCAGTAAGTTAGCAGAATTAAACCAAAAGGCGTTTGAAGTAAACATTGAACTAAGTCATAAGTTATTGACTTACGACAAGTTAGAACAAGTCAAACGCTTACCAGTACATGAGGGCAAAAATGAAAACAGATAATCAAAGAAGAGAATTTGAATTTGCACTTGAAACCGTGCTAAAAGCATCAGACCAACGCATTAAGGGCATAAAAGTAAACTGGGACGATACAGACAAAAAGCATAGAGCAAGGGCTAACACCGTAACAGTCACATACACAAACGGTTTAAAAAGAACAATCAACGTTGCATATAGCGCATGGCGTGCAATCGCAAGCGCTGTAATTCAACAAGCATAAGAAAGGAATAAACAATGGACAATCAAGACACAATTTTCTTGCAATCAGAAAGCAAGCCTACAACAAAAGCAGAACCAAAGAAAGAAGTTAAAGCAAAGACTAATGAAATGAACATTTATCAGAAACTAGCGATTGCACGTGCAGAATTAGGCAATCGTCCTTTGAAGAAATCAGGCGTAAATAAATACGCTGGATATTCATACTTTGAATTGAACGATTTTATTGGTGAGATTAACAAGATTTTTAAGGAATTAAACCTTATCTCAGTATTCAACATCAAAGTGAATGATTTAGGCGTGGAAACGGCATTCTTAGACATTGTGAACGCTGATAACCCAACAGAAACAATCACATTTGAAGCTGGTACAGCCGAAGCTGGAATGAAAGGTGCTACACCTATTCAGATGCTAGGTGCAAAACATACATACATGCGCCGTTACTTATGGCTAGAAGCAATGGAAATCGCCGAAAACGATGCGCAAGATGCTATTCCGGCTAACGAAAGAGAAACAACAACGAAAGCGCAAATGGCAACACAAGGACAACTAACTATCATTTCAAAGCAAGATCCTGAGCGTGTCAAAAAGATGCTTGAATTTTACAAAGTAAATGAAATCAAAGAATTAACATTCCGCCAAGCAAGCGAAGCAATCAAGACATTTAGCAAAGATAAGAAAGAAGAGGAAACACCTAATGAGTAATGAAATCAAAATCGTTGAAAATCACATTGAATTACCTGAAGCGGTACGCTTTGCGTTGCAAAAGTTAAAGGAATTCCAAATCACCAAGCAAGAAATGGACAATCAAGAAAAGGAAATCAAGCAAGCAATTCAAAAGGCAATGGAAGAACACGGCATCAAGTCATTTGAAAATGAAGATGTCAAAATCTCTTATGTCGCGCCTACACAGCGTGTTTCCGTTGATACAGCGAAGATGAAAGAAGAAGGCATTTATGACTACTATACAAAGTCTAGTGAAGTCAAAGCAAGTGTCCGACTCACCTATAAATGATTGAATTTATACCTGACTATCATGTGTACTTAGTGGACGGAATTATTACACCGTCCGCTACACAGATAATTAGAGGACTTATGGGGGATATGTACTCAAATATCCCTCAATACATACTCAACGCTAAAGCAGATTATGGAAACACAGTCCATGACCTCATAGAACGCTATTCCTTGGGCGAGAACGTGGACGGACGATACAATACCCATTCTTACGAAAGCATAGCCTTAAAACGCTTTAAAACGCTTCAGGAAGAAAACAGCATCAACATACAAGCATGCGAGCAGCCTATGGTTTACTACCACGAGGGAAACCCTTTGTATTGTGGTACTTATGACATGGTTGGAACGGTGGACGGCAAGCATGCAATCATAGACATTAAAACAACATATCAATATCACCCGTTATATCTAAGTTACCAGCTAACGCTATACAAAATGGCGTATGAACAAATGACAGGTGAAAAGATAGAAAAAGCCTATTGTGTGTGGCTTCCTAAGAAAGACTTAGGGCAACTGTACGAGGTTGAATTGCTAGACGAACAGGAACTCTTAAAGGTGGTGACAGACAGTGAAACAACGTACTGATAGCATTCTTCAGACAGAAAAGAAATGCTTTATCACTGGATCATACAACGTGTGTTTACATCATTGCATTTGTGGAACAGCAAATCGCAAAAAGTGCGATGAGTGGGGGCTTTGGGTATGGCTCAATCCTGACATACATAATGCATTACATACAACAAAGCCGTCATTACGCTATGCATTACAACGCAAGGCACAAGAAGCATTTGAAAAGTTGTATGGACACGAAAAATTTATGGAGGTATTTCATAAAAATTACCTATGAACAAAGACTATGACATGTGGCTAGAGATAGAGAAACTAGCCAATACATTAAACGCTACAATCGAGGATTTTTATAAGGCTGGAATTGAGTTAGCAAATAGTGAAGCCAACTATCAAATCAAATTACGCGCTCAGGCGCTCATAGAACGCGCACAGGGCGTGCCTGTAACCATGATAAGTACTTTTATCAAGGGACATGCTGAAGTCGCTGAATTGCGCCAAAAACGCGATATATGCGAAAGCCGATACAAAATGCTTGAGAACAAAATCAATTCAATCAAGTTGCAAATGCGAGTGTTAGATGCACAGGCAAGCAGAGAGTGGACGAAAAATGACTGAGTACGTTAAAAAATTTGAAGTCCTAAAGATTGTTCAGGAAGCAATGAAAAAGTGTTCTCATACGCATTTGGCTACATTGCAACTGTTAGAAAAAGAATTGATGAATATGCAACCAGTTAGGCTGGGCGAAGCCGTAACAGCGCTAGAACGTGCTTATTTCGGAACGGTACACACTAACGAAAATTTACAGCGAAAAATGACTTACAAAATGGACGATTACACCGATAATTGCAATCTAAAAGAAAAGAGGAAATTCAGACATGATAAATAATGTGGTTTTGGTCGGAAGACTAACAAAAGATGTTGAGATAAGAAAAACACAAAGCGGGTTATCCGTTGCATCATTCACAGTTGCATGTGATAGACGATTATCACAGGGACAAAGAAACAATAACGAACAATCAGCCGACTTCATCAGCTGCGTTGCGTGGCGTGGAAGTGCTGACTTTCTAGGCAGCTATGCGCACAAGGGTGATACGGTAGGTGTCGAGGGAAGAATACAAACACGTACATATGATCGTGACGGACAAAAGGTTTATGTTACTGAAATTGTCGCTAATTCTGTATCAATCTTACACAGCACACAGCCAAGACAAGCGCAGGCACAAACTCAGCCACAGCAACAGACACAGAATGAAACTACACAAGCAAATGATCCAATGGAAGACTACCTAAACGGATATGAAATCAATTCTGATGAATTGCCATTCTAAGAGGTTCATATATGGCAGAAAGAAAATACTACTGGATTAAGTTAAAAAAAGACTTCATGAATAGTGATGCCGTTGATTTCTTGATGTCACAGAAAAACGGTGCTGAATATGTTGTTCTCTATCAAATGCTATGTCTAATGACTGTAAAAACTAACGGAAAACTGGAAAGACAACTGAATGAAGTAATCATTCCGTACGATGCAGAAAAAATACAGCGTGACACAAAGTATTTCAATATAGACACAGTAAGAAACGCTTTACAACTATATATTCACTTAGGACTTATCTACAAAGACGATAACGGTTGCTTAAGTATTGCTGACTATGAAAATCTAGTTGGAAGCGAAAGTGGCTCAGCAGAACGTGTAAGACGTTTTAGAAATTTAAAAGCGTTACATTGTAACGATGATGTAACAGACATGAAACGAATTGGTAACGAACTAAGTAACACAGATATAGATATAGATAAAGAGATAGATATAGATACAGATAAAGAAGTAATAAATACTAATATATCGTGCAATTTAGAAGTCGATAAAAACGGTTCTTATATAACAAAAAATAATGCTGGTATACCACATGGTTGCCAAATGGTTGCCGAACGGTTGCCACAGGTTAGTATAGGTAAGGTTAGTATAGATAAGAATAATAAAAACAATATATCGTGCAACGAAAATTCAGAAATTGAAGTTTTAGATCAAAAAGAAATGTGGTTTGAGAGTTTTTGGGAAATTTACCCTAAGCATCAAGACAAGAAAAAGGCAAAGCAGAAATTCTTAAAACTATGCACTAACGAAAAGGAATACAAAGCAATCATGGACGGACTCAGAAACGTACTTCCAGTATGGGCTAAGAAAGACACAAAGTATATCCCAATGCCAACAACATGGCTAAACGGTGAACGTTGGAATGATGAAGTAAGCGTGAATTTGTATGAGTTACCGTTCTAATGCAAGAAACACAGATTAAAGACTTACTAAAGACTTTAAGAAGTCGCTTTCCTGAATATTACGCACGAAAAGAAAAAGAAGAAATCATAGAGATTTACAATTCATTTGTATTAGCATTAAGCGAGATTGAACAATTAGCCGTGGTGGGTGCTTTAAAAGACTATCTAAACAACGATAGAACGGGCTATCCACCAACGGCAGCTCAACTAAGAACAAAGGCAAAAGCAATGCCTGAGTACATGTGGGCGCAGATGTTAGAAGAAAAACAGCAACCACTAGCAATAGCTGGAAAGCAGAGAACAAGAAGAGAAATATTGCTAGATTGTGCTGTACTTATTGCTACACATGATGTTGATACAAAAGAAGAATTAGCGAAGTGGTGGAATGAATATGCAGATAATGAGCCACTAACAGATGAAGAAATAGAGAAAGTGTGGAACAGAGTACATGAGAACAAAACAGCAGAAAATAGAACTATTTAACGATAGCTTTCAAAATTACAAACGATATCAAATCCCAAAGGCGCAATTGGTTATCGCCGATATTCCGTATAACTTGGCTGAAAATGCATATGCAAGTAGTCCGTCTTGGTATGTGGGGGGGGACAACAAGAACGGTGAAAGCAAGAAAGCAAAATCAGCATTCTTTGATACAGACGGTTATTTCAGAATTCCTGAATACATGCACTTTTGCTCAAAGATGCTAATTAAAGAGCCGAAAGAAGCAGGAAAAGCGCCAGCAATGATCGTGTTCTGTGCCTTTGAACAGATGCAACAAATCATCGAATATGGCAAGAAATATGGATTTATGAAAAGCTACCCGCTTGTATTTGTAAAAAACTATTCAGGACAAGTGCTAAAAGCAAATATGAAGATAGTTGGTGCTACTGAGTATGCGGTTGTTTTGTATCGTGATAAATTACCAAAATTTAATAACAACAATCGCATGATATTCAACTGGTTTAAGTGGGAAAGAGATACACAAACACCGAAGATACACCCTACACAGAAGCCAGTACAGTTATTGAAGCAACTAATAGAAATATTTACAGACGAGGGCGATGTCGTGATAGACCCATGCGCTGGTAGTGGTTCAACACTAAGAGCATGTGCTGAAATAAATAGATCTTGTTACGGCTTTGAAATCAAGAAAGACTATTACAAATTAGCAAAGCAGAAAATTTTAAAAGATGTACAACAAAGTTTGATTTTGTAAGACGAAAGGATAAGGAAAACTTATGAAGAACAAAGAAAAATATGATTTAAGAGATATTTCATACGATCTTGAAGTGGATAGGGGTGGATATGATTTTGTTATTTATTACACTTCTATGGAAATTTATAGAGAGTTTTTTAGCGGTTCTATTTCAACATGCAGTGCTTTCACAAAATGGTTAGAAGAAGAATATAAACCACAAATTCTTACAGAAAAAGAAAATGCTTATTTATCAGCGGTTATCAAGCCGTTTAGAGATAGAGTTGAATGTGTTAAAAAAATAGTTCATAAAAGAGAATTTTTAAAAATTTTCTTGGAAGATGAATCTATTGCATTTCCATACTTTGAAAAAGGCACAATGTACAAAGGTATGGAAGAAGGAAGAGAATACACCTTAGAGGACTTAGGACTATGAAGAATAAAGAAAAATATTCTTTGGATAAGTTGATAGTATCTGTCACATACGAAATTGTGGGTATTGCAAGCATAAAAATTTCTCATGGTATAAAGCGTGTTTACTACAAAAGTTACGATGTTGAAGAATTTGCTTTACGGTGGATAACCGACTTCATTAAGTGGTTAGAAAAAGATGATGGAGAAGAGTATAAACCACAAATTCTTACAGATAAAGAGAAGGCTTATCTATCAGCAATAATAAAGCCGTTTGGGAATAAAAAGATAATGATTGGGAAATTACGTCATTTATTCGGCGAAGAAGAATATATATGGATTGACATTGATGGATACCACTTTGCATTACCGCTTTTTAAGAAAGGCAAAATGTATAAAGGCATGGAATTAAATAAGTTTTATACATCGGAGGAACTTGGGCTATGAAATATGATTATATGCAAATAATCACTTTACCAAACAGAAAAGGTAAATATTTAGCACTTGTGAAAGGCAATAAAATGACAGTAGTTGCAAGATTTATAAATGATGAATGCATACAAGAATTTCAACATTTTGTTATTACATTTATGACGGAGGATAAGCAATGAGTTACAGAAAGTCATTAAGTTATATTGCACGACAGATAAAGAATCCAAACGACAGTAATGCTTTTAAGGACATGGAAGAATTAGTGGAACGTGCTACACCAAAGCAAGTTAAAAATAGAACAGCAATCATGTCTTACAACAAAACACACATTCTAAACCACACGGGCTATTGTCCAGTGTGCGATAAAGCAGTATCACATAGCGCATTTGTGGCAAAAGACGGCGTGTTCTGTGACGATTGCGGGCAAGCGCTAGATTGGGGGAAGTAATGAAAAGTGAAGAAATAGGAATATTGGAAGCACGAAAAACGCCAGTATTCACGATTGAAGAAGTTGAAAAGATGCTTGAATGTGAAAAAACGTTGCTTGAAACTAAACCAGTTACACGTGAAGTTTACATAAGCCAGCTAAACATGATAAACACTATCAAAAAACAATTTGAATTAGCATTCAATGGAAAGTGTAAAAAACTATGATTACAAAAGAGAAATTTCAGTACACAGACGGCAAGATGAAAGGCTTCAGGCACACTATCACAATGATCATGCAACTAGGCGATAGATTGGAAGAAATAGCAAGCACACTTTCAGGAAACACGCTAAAATCACCGTCTATCAAATCGCCTGAAGAAGCGAAGTATCAAAGCGGCACGCGGATATTCCACGATAACCTAATAGCGCTATGTGCTGAAGAAGAGGAAACACGGAAAGAGTACGATAGATACGAAAGAGAATATAAAGACTATGCTACATTCTTTCGGAAGTTAGACGATAGCGAAATAGAAATCTTGCGCCTTAGATACGAAAATGGTTTCGATTATGTGACGATAGCAAAAATCCTATATACATCTCATGGATATGTTTATAAAAAGATTTGCCAAATTTTAGATAAATGGTGATTTGTGGAAATCGCCACGCTGATTTGATGTTATAATGGCAATAGGCAAAAACCATGAGAAAAATTTCATGGTTTTTTCTGTATAGACTGGGAGATAACTTTCTTCATTTGTTTTCCAAAAAATAACCTCATGTACTCACAAAATCTCCTTTTGCTTTCTTCCAGTCTATTTAGTTAGAAAGGGACACAATGGAATTTGTTAAAGTCAAGATAAGTGACATATTACCAGCTGAATACAATCCAAGAAAAGAATTGAAGCCTGATGATGAAGAATTTATCAAGATTAGCAATTCCATTGATGAATTTGGATATAGTGAGCCGATTATCGTTAATAAAGACATGACAATTATCGGTGGACATCAGCGTTTGAACGTACTTAAGTATAAAGGCGTTGAAGAAATCGAAGTAGTGATGCTTGATTTGCCTAAGAACAAAGAAAAAGCATTGAACATAGCCTTGAATAAAATCACTGGCTATTGGGATATGGACAGATTGACTGATTTATTGCTTGATTTAGGCAATGACGGCTATGATCTAGAACTAACAGGATTTGACATGGACGAGATAGGCGGTTTATTCAGCGAACCTGAAGAAAAAGAAAACGCTAGAATGAACACGGTGAACCATTACAACCTACAAATCTATGATGAAACGGAAACAGACGGCTTCTATCAAATGCCAGTAATACACAATGACGGATTTATTCCAAGCGATTTGATTGGATTTAACTATGCGATGACAAGCAAAAATAAAAACGTGGGTATTCATTGCTTTGTTGATGACTACCAGTTTGAAAGACTATGGAATAGACCTGATGAATACGTGGACATGCTAAGCGAGTATGAATGTGTGCTGAGTCCTGATTTTAGCCTATATATGAATATGCCAATGGCTATGAAAGTGTGGAACGTGTACCGCTCACGGCTATTAGGGCAATACTGGCAAAGTAAAGGCATCAAGGTGATACCTACAATCAGTTGGGCGGAAGAAGAAACATTCACATTCTGTTTTGACGGAATACCTGAGAAGTCTATTGTTGCAATCAGTACGATAGGCGTTAAAAGGGAAGATGAAGCATTTGAAGTATGGAAAAACGGCGTTGATGCAATGATACAGAAGATAAAGCCTGAAACGATACTTGTATATGGTGGACAAGTTGAGTATGATTATGGCGAAAACATAAAGGTGATTTATTTTGATAATAAAGTCACAGAAAGGTTGAAGAAAAATGGAAAGAAGTAAATTTATAGATAATCTTGAAATAACTGGTAAATACTTTCTAAAAGACGGAAAGCACGAAATCGAAGTATATACAGAATGCGTGCTAGGAATTGACGGGAAGAGAAAAAAATACAAGTCCTATGATGAATTGTTTGATGTAAAGATTGATAACGTGACAGTCGGTGAATTAGTCGATAAGTTGAAGCATTATGATCAATCTTTCAAGTATCACATACCAGTTATGTTTTTTAACGAAAAAGGGGAAGAAGTAGAATAATCGAAAAAGCACTTAAACGGTGCTTTTTATTTTTATGGAGGAAAAGAAAAATGGGCGGACGTGGCGCAAAAATAGTAATTGGAACAAATGCAGGCGGTGGAGGTTCTAGAAATGGAAGCGCAGATGATAGAGAACTTGCAGCGCGTGTGAATAGACTCTACAAAGGGAATAAGCAATCTATCGACAACATGCGTATGAATTTTAGAAACGAAGTTATAAACGATAACATAGAACACATGATCGCTGTCGATAGTGACGGATTTGCACATGTTATGCGCCGTGGTGATAGTGGTTCTGTCGGCATACGTAATGAAGAAGTTGCTGGCAAGTTTGTTTTTCACAATCACCCTGATAGAGCAAATGGTGATAGTGGCGGCACATTCTCACGTGCAGACTTGGCTGTAACAGCAGAAAATGACTCACTTGGTATTGGCGCATCAGAAAGAAAAGGTGACTGGATTTTTGCAAAAACAAAGAACTTCAAACCAAAGGAATTTGTGAAGGGGTTACAAAAATCACCAGTGACAAATACTGTTATTGTTGTTGGCAATGAAACAAGCGCGCAGGCATACGAAAGAACACAAAGACAAACAATGAATTGGCTAAGAGCAAACCAAAAGCGCTATGGTTATAAATTCACTTTCAAAGAAGATAAGAGTTTGGGCGCTGGTGCTGTTCCGCTTAGTGTTCTAGTCAATAGAAGAAATAGAAAGTAAGTGATGAATAAATGGGTGGACGCGGTGCTAATGTAACAATAGCAAGCAAGGCAACAAGCGAGCTTACAACATCAAAGGTAATCACGGCGGCAGCTGATGAAGAACCAAAGAAGAAAAAGAACTCATTAAGCGAGATGTTTAAGAAACGCAAATCTAAAGACATTGAATTCTTTTTCGGCGACACAGAATGGCGCTCAAACAAGTATTTCAAGTTTGATCATGTGAAAGACAATGACAACATCATTCTAGTAACAAACAATATCAAGGCAATCAAAGGAAACTTTGTAATGATTGTTGATAATAATAAAGCCGTGTACTTAAAAGATTGGCAAGTAAAGCCAGTACATAGTTTTAGCGAGGGAATGTATGGCTGGGCGGTGAAGTTAAATAGAAAATACTTCAAGCCTTATACATTCAAAACCAGCTTTGATGATTATTCATTTGATAAGCAAGATACATTTGATAGTCTTCTAAAGACAGCAAAGAAACAAGACAAGACATATATAGCACTGGATAAAGACCAGTCATACACAAAGATGAGTTTTTTAAATGGCTACAGGTAATAAACATATAAGCCCGTGCCACAAGTGCAGATACCAAAATAGATGTACAAAAGGGCGAAATTGCAAAGACTATCAAAAGTGGCTAAAAGACTTCAAAAGAAGCAAATAGAAAGGGTATAACATGGGTGGACGTGGCGCAGAAATAAAAATAAAAACACATGAAGATACCGACATTTTAGAGTGGTATGGAAGCGGCGATGGAATGTGGGTAAATAACCAGCTAAGAGGTTTGAACAACGAAATAACACTCACAGATGAAGAACTAAGCAGAATATCACGATTAGACAAAGCCACGAACGAAAAAGTAAAGGAAGATACGCTATATAGAAGTGTTGATGCAAGCGCTATATTTGGAAAAATGACACAATCACAATATGAATACTTGCAAAACTATATCCAAGACGGTGAAAACGCACTTGGCAAAGGTGCTTATGCACAAAAAGTAATGGCTGAAGCAAAGCGAATGGCAAATGCGCCATTAAACAAAATCATTACAGGCAAAGGTTACATGAGTACCACTACAGATAGCGCAATAGCAGAAGAATGGGGCGGCTTCACTGGATCAAGTAAACCAGTCGTACTGAAAATCAAAACAAGCAAAAACACACGCGGAAAGGACATTTCATTTTTAGATAAAAACGTGTCCGAAGATATGGCACAGAAAGAAAGGCTATTGAAGCGTGGACAATCATACATACCGAAAAAGGTATATATGAAAAACGGCAATATTTATGTTGATGTAAGTATGATTTGAGCATCATAGAAAGGACGGGCGAGAAATGGCGAATAAGAGCCAAAAGGGGAAAAATGATAAAGACATCAAGGAAACCAAAAAGACGGCTAAAACGAGCCAAAACAAGCCCAAAACATCAAAAAATAAGGGACATGATAACCTAATTCCAGTAACAAAGAGAACAAAGGAAGAACAAAGGGCTATCCAAGTAGCTGGCGGTATCAAATCAGGACAGGCAAGAAAGCGCAAAAAGGAACTCAGGGAAACATTTAAAGCGTTGCTATCTTTACCACCAACACAAAGGGATAAAGAAACAGTCGCTAAGGCGTTAGGCGTTGAACCTGAAGTAATAGAGTCACAGGAAACAATACTAGCCGTTGCAATGATGTCACAAGCCCGAAAGGGCAACGTTAAAGCATTTGAAGCGGTGAATAGAATTGTAAACGGTGAAAGCCTAACAGATAAAGAAGACATCAAGATAAGACGTGCAGAATTAAAAATGAAGCAAGAAAAGCACGCTATTGAGATGGAACAATACGAAGCAGAACACAAGAAGAAAGACGGTACAGCATATAAGGGTATTCCAGCCCTATGCATAGCACCGTCTTTTTCTCAATTCTTATGGGACGTGCACAATCACAGTGTGCATGAATTTATCCAAAAGGGCGGACGTGGTAGTACGAAATCGTCATGTATTGCATTAGCAATCATTGATCTAATGATGCAGGACGAAAACTATAATGCGTTAGTAATGCGCCAAGTATCGAACACTATCAAAGACTCAGTATATAACCAGCTTAAATGGGCTATCGATAAACTGGAATTAGACAGTGAATTCAAATGCACGAAATCCCCTATGGAAATCACGCGTACAGCAACGGGGCAAAAAATATTCTTCCGTGGTGCTGACGACCCTCTGAAGATTAAATCTATTAAAGCAGAAAAGGGCTATATCGCTATTGTGTGGTTTGAAGAATTAGACCAGTTTTACGGTAGTGAAACAGTCAGAAACATTGAACAGTCAGCCGTACGTGGTGGTGATAAAGCGTGGATTTTTAAGTCATTCAACCCACCAAAGACGGCTAATAACTGGGCTAATGAATATGTACTCTTACAAAAAGACGGAATGAAAGTCTATCATTCCACGTATCAGACAGTACCAAGCGAATGGCTAGGTAAAAACTGGCTAGATGAAGCGGAAGCACTGAAAGAGATAAACCCTAAGGCTTACGAAAATGAGTATCTAGGGGAAGTAAACGGCACTGGTGGAAACGTATTTGAAAACGTGACTATCAGAGAAATCACAGACGAAGAAATAAACAACTTCAACTATACGTATAACGGGCTTGACTGGGGATGGTTCCCTGACCCACTTAACTTCACGCGATGTTGCTATGACAGCGCACACATGACTTTATACATATACGCAGAATTTAGAGCCAATAAGATGCCAAATGAAGACGTGGCGGAAGTGTTGAAGAATGAATTCAAGATTGGCGATGAGATTGTAACGTGTGATAGCGCTGAAAATAAATCTATTGCTGACTTGCGAGCGTTTGGCATATCAGCACGTGGCGCAGAAAAGGGCGCTGGAAGTGTGGCATATTCTATGAAGTGGCTATCTTCACTAAAAGAAATCGTGATAGATAGCAAGAGATGCCCTAATGCAGCTATGGAATTCACACACTATGAATACATGCGCGACAAAGACGGGCAAGTGGTAAGCGGCTATCCTGATAAAGATAACCACAGTATAGACAGCGTACGTTACGCATTAAACCCTGTTTGGAAGAAGAAAGGGCAATGATGAACATACTTAGAAAGATTATTGATTTTATCAAGGGGGTATATGAAAAAATGTTTGGAAGCACACAACTTGAAAAACTAACTGGCAAGCGTGTAATTCTATCCCAACCAATGATTGAACGATTGGAACTATGGGACAAGATGCTATGCGGTAAAGCGCCGTGGACAGATGAAACAGAAAACTATTCAGGCGTTAAGAGTCTAGGGCTTGAGGGCGCTGTATGTTCGGAATTTGCTAATGTGACTTTATCCGAAATGGAAACGAGTTTGGACAATGACAAGTTGAATGAACTCTATCAAAAGGCGCTAAGAAACTTCAATGAACACTTTCAAACGGGCTTGGGCTTAGGTTCTATGGTTGTTAAACCGATTGGAAACACTGGGAACGTTGAATACATTCCAGCTGATAGAATTATCCCCTTTGAATTTGGTGATGACGGAAGCCTTAGAAAAGTTGCATTCATTCAAGTAAAGGAAGTTAGCGACAAGGAAAAATATTATCGCTTGGAATTTCACGAACTAACACCAGAGGGCTTGCGAATTCAAAACAAGGCTTATAAAGGCGTAAATGGAGAGATTGGAAATCAAGTGCCTTTAACTTCAATCGAAGAATGGGCGCAACTGTACGAGGATATACTCTATCAGGGTATGGATCGTATGGACTTTGGCTATTACAGAAATCCATTACCTAACAGAATTGATAAGAGCAAAAACGGCGTTTCTATTTTTGAAAAGGCTGTCGAGCAAATCAAGAAAGCAGACCAGCAATTCGGGCGTTTAGATTGGGAATATGCAAGCGGTGAGCGCTTTATCTTTGCCGACTATACAGCGGTAAAGAAGAAGCAAGATGGCTCATTCAGCATGCCAAAAAGCAAAGAACGCTTACTCATTCCATATGATGCAGATACAACCAACGGCGATAAGACATTAGACGAATTCAGCCCAACAATGCGTGATGCTTCATATATTGCTGGATTGAATGAATATAAGCGACTGGTAGAGTTTAATTGTTGCTTGGCTTATGGCGATTTGTCTAAGAACGAAAGCGTGGAAAAGACGGCAAAGGAAATCAAGGCGAGCGAAAACCGCAAATATAACATGGTGAACGCTATCCAAATGAATTTGAAATCATGCTTGGAAGATTTAGCACATGCTATCGCATTCTATCAGGCTATGTTTACAACGGATTTTGGCTTTAATTGCACATTCCATGACTCAATCAAGACAGATGAAGAAACAGAACGCGCACAAGATCGCATTGATGTTGCTAGTGGCTTTATGTCACCTGTTGAGTATCGAATGAAATGGTACGGTGAAGATGAAAAGACAGCCATGAGCAAGATTGCAGAAATCAGGGGAACAATCACAGAGGGTGAACAGCCTTAATGTTCAGTGAAGAAGACCTAAAAAAAGTACCTGAATTTCTAGCGCAATCAATGCAACGAATGGAAAGCGATATACTTGCGGACATTATCCGAAGAATTGAACAAGCTGGACACATCACACGCACAGCAGATTATGAACTATACCGCTTGTCACAGTTGAATGGCTTTAATAAAGACTATCGGAAACTGATACAACAAGCCTTAGATCTATCCGATGCGCAAATGAAAGAACTGTATGAGCGTGTGATTGCTGACGGCTATGCACGTGATGAAGCGCTTTATAAAGGCGCTGGCGTGGACTTTGTACCGTTATCAGAAAACACGGAACTATTACAACTAATGGAAGCCGTGCAGAAACAAACGCTATCAGACATTAGCAACATCACTAACGCATTAGGCTTCACGGTGGACGGGCAATTTAAAAGCGTACAGGGCTATTATGGGGAACTGTTGAATAAAACCTTGATTGAAGTATCAACGGGCGCATTTGACTATAATACGGCGCTAAAAAAGACCGTAAATGAATTGACGGCTAGTGGTGTACGATACATCGAATATGAAAGCGGAAGACATGATCGCATAGATGTTGCTGTAAGGCGTGCCGTTATGACTGGTATGCGACAAGTTACGGCAAAGATTGAAGATGATAACGCAGAGAAACTACACACAGAGTTATTTGAAGTGTCAGCACACCCAACGGCTAGACCGTCACATGCACTATGGCAAGGCAAGATATACACCAAACAGCAACTAATAGACATTTGCGGACTGGGTGAAGCTGGTGGATTGTGTGGTGTGAATTGTTATCACCATTACATGCCGTTTATAAGCGGTTTTAGCGAGAGAAGATACACAGATGAAGAATTATCCAAACTGTACCAAAGAACGCTAGAAATGCACGAATACGGCGGTAAGGAATACACTCTATACGAAGCAACGCAACGCATGCGTGCATTAGAAAGACGAATGCGTGTTCAGGACGAACGAATAGCGCTGCTCAAAAGGGGAAATGCTGATAAAGCGGACATAACCATTATGAAGAACCGCAGAACAGCAACATACAACGACTATAAAGAATTTGCGAAAGCAATGGGCTTGCCTGAAGAAATGGCAAGGGTATTCACGAAAGACTAAAGCGCTATATGCGCTTTTTTCTATTGGCAACTATGCCTTAAATAGTGACTCTTTAGCAGATTGGCGACCTGCTTTAACAACGCCTAACAGGAGGAAGAAATGAAAAAAGAAGAATTGCAAAAGTTGGGACTAACTGACGAACAAATCAATGAAGTTTTTAAGATGAACGGACAAGACGTAAACAGTGCAAAGGGCGAATTAGAAAACGCTAAGAAAGAATTAGAAGACTATAAAGCACAGTTTACTTCAACACAGGCAGAACTGAAGAAGTTGCAAGAATTGAAGCCTGAAGAACTTTCTAAGCAGGTAAGTGATCTAAACGAAAAACTAGCATCACAGAAAGCGGACTTTGAAAAGCAAATCGCAGATAGAAACTTCAACGACTTGTTAGCAAAGACAGTAACAACAGCTGGAGGACGTGAAGCAAAAGCAATCATGCCATTTTTGGACATTGAAGCATTAAAGGCTTCCAAGAACCAAGAAGCAGACATCAAGAGCGCTATTGAAGCGGTAAAGGGTGAGCATGATTACTTGTTTACTTCTACCGAACCAGTAAAGAACGCTGTATCAAGTACAGCAAGCAACGCAAATGCAAGCAATACAGCGCTTGATTTTGCAAAATCCGTAATGGGAATTAAAGAAAAATAGGAGGGCTTAGAAAATGCCAAACAACATTCAACTATTCAAGAATTACATCGACCTTTTAGACACAGTCTATAAGCAAGCATCACTCACAGCCGTATTAGACAGCGATACAAGTCTTTTACAAATGACAGCCAACGGAAAAGAATTCCTTATTCCAAAAATGGAAATGGACGGATTAGGTGAATATAGCCGTGTAAATGGCTACCCTATGGGTTCAGTAACATTAGACTTTGAAACAAAAGCGCCTAACTTTGACCGTGCGCGTGTGTTCCAAGTTGATAAAATGGACGACATTGAAACAGCAAAGATTGCTTTCGGACGTTTAGCATCTGAATTTATCAGAACAAAGGCTGTTCCTGAAATTGACGCAACACGTTTTGCAACATATTGCGCTAAGGGAACACCAGTTGTTAGCGCAGCATTAGCAACAGGCGAAGCATGGCTCAAGGCTATTTCCACAGCCGTTGCCGCTATGGACGATGCAGAAGTACCAGCTGAGGGACGTATCCTTTACATCACACCAACTGGCTTACGTGCTATTCAGGACTTAGACACAACTAAATCACGTGAAGTATTAGCATCATTTACAGCAATCGTGAAAGTACCACAGGCACGTTTCTATACAGCAATCAAGTCATTATCCGGCAAGACTGGCGAAGAAAAGGGCGGCTTTGAAAAGGCTACAACTGGTAAGGAATTAAACTTCCAAATCGTACACCCAAGCGCACTCATGCAGGTTGCTAAGGATATTGTCAATAAGATTATTGACCCTGAAACAAATCAGGACGGCGACTGGTGGAAATTCTTCTTCCACTTGTACGGTATCAACGAAGTGTACGAGAACAAGAAGTCAGGCATCTACTCTCACTCTAAGGCTTAATGGCTAAAATCACAGGCGTAATCTTTATCGGCGATGAGCAAATCACCTATATTGGTGAAATGCCCGCCGATATTGATGCGGAATTAAAAGAAGCGGAAGAAGAGAAGCCGAACCGTACAGAAAAGAAGACAAAAGAAAAGAAGTAAAAAGGAGGGTGCATGATATTTGCTGATTATCAGTTTTACAAGGAACAATACCTATTAGGAAAAAGCCCTTTGATACCTGAGAGCGAATTCAAGTTTTACGCTAACAAAGCCAGTAACGAAATACTGAACAGAATTAAGTTTGACTTTGACGGTGAACCGATTGAAGAAATGAAACAGGCTATGTGTGAATTGGCGGAGGTACAATTCAGCCAGTCAAATAGCAATCCTGCAAGTGTTCCGTTAGGCGTTGCAAGCGAGAAAGTTGGGGAATATTCAGTCACTTATAAAGGCAATTCAAATATTGAAATCGAGCGTGATTATACGTTAAAAGTGACAAGTGTTCTTAAAAAGTGGTTAGGTAAAACGGGCTATCTTTACAGGGGTATATGATCATGTACGCAAATACATCATGTACCCTTTATTTACAAAAGAACGGTTATAAAAAAATCTTGATTGATAAATGTTTCTTGACAGACACCAGCATAGCAAGCATGAGCAAGCAAGGGCGCACGTATGAAGAAAGCGCTATGTGCATGTTTAGGGGACACACAGACTTACAGTTTACTAAGGGGAAAGACTTACTGATTGAGGGTGCATGTGAGATTGAAATAGATAGCACAGATGCACGCAAGCAATCAGAAAGCATGGATAAACTGGTAAAAGCTGGTGCATTTACTATCATGCGTGCCGACTACAAAAAGTACGGCACAGAAGCCATGCATCACTGGGAATTATCATGCAAATAGTTGGCAAGGTACACTTCAAAGAAGTTGAGCAGCTGTTAGCAGAGCATGGACTCAATGACGGTGGCGAGGTTCAGAAGTTTATAGATAATGAAGTTATGCGGCAATCATTGCCATACATGCCTAATCTGAATGGCGTGTTGCAAAATGCGATGATGTCACAAACAGTTATCGGTTCAGGGCAGATAAGGCAGAATACACCTTATGCACGCTATCAGTACTATGGTGTGCTATTTGTTGACCCTATCACCCTAAAAGGCTCATTTTATGATGCTAGAACGGGCAGACATTGGAGTCGCAAGGGCGTTGCTAAAATACCCGACCCAACTGGAAGAATGCTGAACTATAACACTTCAAAGAATGCGTTAGCTGGTTCTCATTGGTTCGATAGAGCAATGAAAGACAACGGCGAAAGCATAGGGCGTGCCGCCGCTAGATTAGCGAAAGGTAGGTTTGTCAAATGAATGTCATTGAAACAATTAAGAAGATTTTAACCGAATGTCCTTTAATGGACGAATTTAACAACAATATTCACATTGACTATATGTCACTTGGTGACGTAAAGGAAATGGATACGGGCGTATATCCACTAGGTACATCGCTAGTAAGCGGGGATATATTAGGTAATAAGAAATATCACATCAATTTCAGTGTATTTGCTGATAGAAAAGCATATGAAGATTATGATCGCTTGAACAATAGCGGATTTCTTCTATCGCTTACTTATTACCTGAACCAGCTTAAAGACATAGCGATAACCGAAAACGTAAACGGAGAAGAAAAGAACGGCACTATCACAAAGATTAGTGCTGGAAATGGCTTACTGTTTAGCGTTCCAAGTGGGGATATAAATGACGGCGTGACGTATCAAATCCAAATCGGTGTGAATTACACAATATACAAATAAAAGGAGGGCTTAGAAAATGCCAGAACCAGCAAAGACAGTAGAAACAGGAACTATTGGGCGTGAATTCTTGGTGCATTACATCAATGCTACACCAAAGGCAGCAACAACCAACTATGTGCGCATTGGAAACGATTTAGAAGAATATAAAATCAATCTCAATGCGGAAGTAACAAAAAAGAGAAACATCTTAGGCGAAAACTCTATCAAGATTTCTTCTTATGATGCTTCCAGCTCAGTTGATACATTCTATGCAGAAAAGGGGAATGCTTTATACACATTCTTACAGGACATCGTAGACAACCGCAAGAAGTTGGACGAGGTTAAGACAACAGCATTAGAAGTGCATACATGGGACGGAACAACTGGCGCATATGTTGCGTATGAAGAAGAAGTCTATTTGGAAGTCAAAGACTATGGCGGAAAGTATGACGGCTACCAAATCCCTTTTGACGTACACTATACAGGCAAGCGTAAAAAGGGCAAGTTTAACGAAAGCACAAACAAATTCACCGCTGACTAACTGTTGGGGCGGTAGCGAAAGCGCCGCCTTTTTTTATTTTAAGAAAGGAAACCAAACAATATGGCTATGAACATTAATTTTGATGACGGTATTCAAGAAATAACTATCAACAATGATAAAAATAGAATTTTACGTGTAAATGTACGTGATATTGGAATTTTAGATCGTGTACAGCGTGTCGCTGACAACTTCCAAGAAAAAATCAAAACATTAGGTGAAGAACTAACAATCACAAGTGACGGTGAAGCAGCTGTCCCTGAAATTGCCGAAGCCGTACGCAGAATGAACCAAGAAATGCGCACAGAGTTTGACAGCATTTTCTATGACGGTGCAAGCGAAATTGTGTTTGGAAAGCAGAACCCTTTATCCATGAGTAATGGGAACACTATTTTCAATAACTTTATGACGGCGTTCGCTGAGTACATTAAGCCATTTATCGAAAAAGAAACTAAGACGATGCAAAAGAACATCGAAAAGTACCGCAAGGCGTATAAGAAGAAATGATAGGGCGATTACCGACTAGCATCACGGTAAATGGTAAAGAAATAGCAATCAATACGGACTTTCGCACAGCATTGATCGTGCTAGTTGCATGCAATGACGTTGAACTCTCAGACAGAGAAAAGGTTTATGTCATGGTTGATGCATTAGTGGGCTTTGAGAACTTGGCACAGGAAGATGTGGAAGAAGCAATCAAGCAATGTTCATGGTTTATGGACGGTGGAAAAGACTATTCCAAAGCCAAGAACAAGCCAAAACTAATGGATTGGGAACAAGACGAGCAAATTATCTTTAGTGCCATAAATCGTGTAGCAGGTAAGGAAGTCCGTACAGAGTCATATTTGCATTGGTGGTCTTTCTTAGGATATTTCAACGAAATTCAAGAGGGACTGTTTTCTAATATCCTGAATATTAGACAGAAAAAAGCAAAACATAAACAGCTGGAAAAGTGGGAACAAGACTTTTATAAAGAAAATCAAGATTTAATCGAATTTAAGACTGTTTATACAGAAAAAGAAAAAGAAGAAATGCGCAAGTTGAACGAGCGCTTTAAATAGAAAGGGGGTTTTTAATGTCAGACGGTGGAATTGTATTTGATACAAAAATAGACACGTCAGAATTCAAAAAAGGTGCGGCAGAATTAAAGGCTGAATTAAAGGATTTACAAGCGCAACTTAAGACAGCAGAAAGTAACTCAAGATCACTGTATAAAGCATGGGAAAAGGGAAACTTCAAAGATAATAAGTTGAAGCAAGCATTATCTGAAGCGGACGGCGAAGCATCAAGATTGAGAAATAGTATTGAAGATGTCAAAACACAGTTGGCTACAATACCTAAGGCTTCAATTAAAGATGCGTTACCACAGCAAGCGCCTAAATTCTCATTAAAGGGCGCAATCGGTAACGCTGGCGCATCACTTGGGAAAGTTGCTAATGCCTTAGGCGGTGGCGTGATAAATGCGACAAAAGCACTGTTTGGATTTAACCAAGAACAAGGCCAAACAAATGCATTTGCTAATTCATTAGGCAAGTCCATTTTCTCATTAGGGAACATGTTTAAGCTGTTAGCGTTAAGAATGGCAATGCGCCAAGTATTAGCAGGCATCACGCAAGGCTTTGGACATGCTGTTGAATATTCTGAAGCATTAAAAACATCTATGAATGGCTTGGAAATGAGTACGGGTGCATTCACAAATAGTTTAGGTGCAATGATCGCGCCACTTGTAAACGCAATCGCGCCAGTATTGTCACAAATCATTGATTGGTTCACGGCAGCAGCGAACGCCGTGGCTCATTTCTTTGCGGTTTTAACTGGTGCTGGCTCATACATTGTGGCTAAAAAGAGTATTGCAAGCGTATCAAGCGAACAAAAGAAAATGGCTGGTGCGGCTAAGGGTGCAACAAAAGCCCTGAAAGAAGAACAGGGCGCATTAGCTGGCATCGATGAAATAAACGATATATCCGATAAATCCAACGCTGGAAGTGGTGGCGGTGGCGGAGGTGGTGGAGGTACAGCAGGACTTGACACCATGTTTGAAACCGTGGATACAGGCGCACTTGACGGCATATGGAAGATGATTGCAGATGCTGACTGGCAAGGGCTAGGCGTAACAATCGGAACAAAGATAAATGAAGCATTTGCTAGTATCGACTGGGCTGGAATAGGTGCAACGGCTGGCAAGGGTATTGACGGCGTTATTCAAACACTCTATTACACGCTTAAAACGATTGATTTTAAAGCAATCGGAAAAGACTTGGCTACACTGTTAAACAATGCTATTGAAAACATTGATTTTAGCGTTCTTGGACGGTTATTAGTCCGTAAGACATTAGCTGGTATTGATTTCCTGATTGGCTTCTTCACTGGGCTTGATTATGGCGATATTGCAAAGGCCATTTCAGATTTCTTGATTGGTGGATTTAATGAAGCGACTGAGTGGTTACAAAGTTACGACTGGAAACAACTGGGCGAATTTATCGTAAGCGCAATTGTGGACTTCTTCAGCAATCTTGATGCTGGAGGTATTGCTTCAAGTTATGCAACATTCATCACTAACGCATTACTATCGGCACTTGATCTATTGAGTGGCATTGTTGGCTCGGTATGTGACGGCATCTATGACTACTTCAAGGGCTATATTGACGATAGCGACTATGGAAGCGTTGGCGCGAATATCATTATGGGCATTCTAAAGGGTATTTTAGACGGCTTAAAGAACATTGCAACATGGCTTTGGGAAAATGTATGCAAGCCAATCATTGAAGCCGTAAAAACACACTTTGGCATTCATTCACCGTCCACAGTCTTTGCAGAACTTGGCGAATTCTTAATGCAAGGCATGCTGAACGGTATCAAGAAAATTTGGGAAGACATTAAAGCATGGTTTGATGAAACATTTGGCGATTTGAAGAAATTCATTGCTGAAGCATGGACAAGCATTTCTAAAAATACATCTGAAATGTGGGGTGGTATCGCTAAGATATTCACTGATGCATGGGATAACATCAAGTCCGTATGGGACGGTGTGACAGGCTTCTTTGGGGGCATTTGGGACGGCATCAAACAAGTGTTTGGCAATGTTGCGCAATGGTTTGGTGATACTTTCGGTGGCGCATGGAAAGCCGTTAAGGACGTATTCAGTACAGGCGGAACAATCTTTCAGGGTATTACTGAAGCGATAGCAAGCACATTCAGAGGAATTGTGAACCATATCATCGGCGGTATCAATACGGTTGTTTCCGTGCCTTTTAACGCTATCAATGGCGCACTAAATGGATTGAGAAACATTTCAATTCTAGGTGCTTCACCATTCGCTTGGCTTCCAAGCGTAAGCGTTCCAAGCATTCCATACCTTGCTAATGGTGCTGTAATTCCAGCTAACCATGAATTCTTGGCTGTATTGGGCGACCAAAAGAGTGGTACAAACATCGAAGCGCCATTATCAACAATTCAAGATGCTATGCGTACAGTCATGGACGAAAGAAGTGGTAATGCTGACGTGGTGAACATGTTGGCTACACTTATCAGAGTAGTACAGGAAAAGAACTTGCTAATCGAAGACGTTGGCAAGGCTGCTGTATCGTACATTATCGAAGAAACAAGCCGCACAGGTGAAAATCCCGTGGCTGTTTTAGGTTAGGAGGTAATATGGCAGAAATAGGGTATAAAATCAATGGCGTATTGTTGCCAACACCTGACATAGATCCTGATTGCACGGGCGAAGATATGCACGGTAAGAGCTGGCGTGATGGTGCTGGCAAATTGCACTTTGTACTTTTACGCCGTGATGTTACTTCAGAAAAATTAAAATGGCATTGGTTATCCAAAGCAGAATTTGAGAAACTGAAGAACCTTTGCCGCAAGGACATGGGCGGAACATACACATTTGAAAGCATTTCGGGTGAGGTTAGAACGGTATATACTGGTGCTAATCTCACCTATAAAAAACGAGTTACAGATAAAAACACGGGCGATGTCGCATATTTAGACGTTGCCCTTTCATTTATTGAAGTATAAGGAGGTAGCAAATGCTTAATATTCCTAATGATTTGAAGCAGAAATACACAGGCGATTTGCTACCGCCTGACGTTGTTTTAAACATAGCTGGAACAACATACACGAATAAAGACTTTACAAGTGGCTCACTTAAAATCAAAGAGTCGCTTTGCTCAAAAGATACGCTAGACCTAACAAGCGTTGAAGCATCAACACTCAAAGTTACGATTGCCAAAGAAAACGGAAATGTGACTGGACTAATTGGTAAACGTGTCACAGTTAAACAAGGCGCACTTGATTTGGGCGTTTATACGATTGTGAATGCGAAGTTATCAACAGACTACACAACGGACATTGAATGCTTTGACGACTTGAAGAAGTTTGTTGATGCTGATGTTTCTGATTGGTGGAATACGCAACTTGTATTCCCGTTGAGTCTTAAAGACTTGCTGATTAAGTTATGCGAGCGTGTCGGTGTCCTAACTGAACTACCTAACACATGGACTAACTCAGACATGCAAGTTACTAAAACGGCATACTTCCAAAACCTAAAGGCAAGCGAATTGCTTGGGTATATTCAGGAAGCAAGCGGCACATTCTTTAGAATGTCACGATCAGGCAAGTTGAAAGCAATCAATCCAAACAAAACACCAACGGAAATTCCTTTTACTAGGTTATTCAACGATGCGACTATTTCCGATACGGTAACACCAGCTATCGAGAAACTAGCAATCAAGTCAAGTGAAAAGGATTTGGGCGTTTCTTCAGGTAAGGCTGACGGTAACACATACTTAATACTTGCAAATCCGCTTTTATTTGGGCTATCCACAGCGCAGATGAAGTCTATATCAGATAAACTCTTTCCAGCTTATAAATGGCAAGCATACAAGCCTTGCAAGGCATCATATAAGAGTCTTCCATACTTAGAAGTTGGGGACTGGGTAAAGGTTACAACGTTTAAGGGAATTATTGCTACATTCCCTATTTTCAGCCGTGAATTAAGCGACATAAATTTGATTGCTGACACGGTAGAAACAAAAGGGAAGAAAGAGCAAAAGAAGACTGTATCTTCAGCAAAGCAAATCCAAGTGTTATCTTGGAATGTTCACGAAATGGAAAACACTTTGGAAACCTTTAGAAGCGATATTAAAAACATCACAACGGAAGTTGGAAACGCTAATAAAGGGACAAAGCAATATTACTTACAAACGGCATCAGCAAATAAGCCGTCCAAGACTGATAGTGCATGGACTGAAACGCAACCGGCGAGCATTAGTGGACAACACATGTGGTATATGCTTGTGGACGTCACAGCCAATGGTAGTGAGATTAGACATGAGCCGTTTGAACTAACAGGCATAAAGGGCGAAAGTGGGCGCGGCATCGTTGGAAGTCCGACATTGACATATCAAGCCGGAACAAGCGCAACGGTTATCCCTACTGGCACATGGTCTAGTGATATTCCTTTAGTCAATGAGGGATATACATTGTGGACTAAAGCCGTATGGAAGTATAGCGACAACACAACAAGTGAAGTTTATACACCGTCAATCGCTGGTAAAGCTGGCAAGGGTATCAAGTCGGTAAAGCCTGAATACTATCTATCAACTTCAAAGACGGAAGTAACAGGTGGAACATGGCAAGAAACCCAACCACAGAAAACGGCTGATACTTGGATATGGCAACGATACAGAACTACATTCACGGACGAAAGCGTGGGGTATTCTGATGCTATTAGGGACGATGTTTTGAATGGATTGGTTGAAGTATCTATCACCAACAAATCAACCATTGAGCAGCTGAATGGAAGCATTACACACTTAGTCAATCAGACAGCAGAAAATAGAACTGGGCTTGAAAGTGCAAAGACAGAAATTCAAACGTTGCAGAAACAAACAGCGGACGGCTTCAGCCGTACCGTACAGCGCACAGAATTTGATAAAACGGTTAGCACTATTTCCGAAAAACTAGACGAAAACGGCTTGCATATTGGTTCAGATAAAGAGGACACCGTGACAACCGTTGATACAAACGGTGTAAATGTTAAAAAGTCAGACGGTACACTGTTAGCAAAGTTTGACAAAGTGGACAGTATGCTTGCATATTTGCGTGTTCTTGAATATCTAAGTGCAGGCGCACATAGAATTGAAGCGCAAGATGTGGAAAGTGAGATAACACAGTTTGTCAATGGCACGATCAAGACAGCCACAGTCAAAGCAAGTGTTATCAACTGGATAGGGGACATTAAGAAATGACAATGTTAAATTATTCATGGCAAGTTATCGCTGAAGCAAATAGGACAGCTGGCGCCGCCAATGTCACTTATAGATTGTTGGCTAGAATTAGTGAACAGTACCATAGCATCGAATTAAATCGTGACTGGGTAGAAGTACAAACAACGTATGAATTGCATACTGGTTATATCTATTCAGGTACATGGAATTTTGGCGGTACTGGTTGCGATGCTGTAAGTGGTGGCGGAACATTAAGAGGTAGCGGGACGTTATTAAGTGGTGGCTTTTGGGCTTACCACGATAACAACGGAAACTATGCTACAAGTTTATATGCTGACTTACAATTCTATTTCTCGGCCGCTAATGCATATCTATCGGGTAATATTGAGTTGCCTAATATCCCCCGTGCAAGTAGTGGCGCGTGGAAAGACAATAAAAACCATGTGAAACTAGACGGAAGCGACACGATCACGTTGCTATTAGGTAAAAAAGTTGATAAGTACCGACATTCATTAGTTTGGGTGGTTGGTAATAGTGGGTACAAATGGTTAAACACTAACGATATTGATACAGAATATGTGTTTAAACCGACTGAAGAAATGATTAAGTATGCGACTGATACACAATCGGTCTATGGCTATCTTGGCATAGGAACATATTCAAGTGATGCTCAAAATGCAACAATGATTGGTACATCAAAGATTGGCTTTTATATTGATTTACCAGCCGAAAAATATGCGCCAGTTATCAATAGCGCAACGGTCAAAGAAATAGGAAACAACAGAGTACCTGAAAATAAAGTATTCCGCTATTTATCTAAGAAAAAGTTATCCATGCGAGCAGATGTTAGGGGATTTGCAACAGTTAAAAGTGTGTATGCATTACATAACAAGCAACAATTCCCTTTAACGCTTGCTGACGGCGTGTATAGCGTTAATTTAGAGGGTATGAATAACGGGGACATAGAATTTGTCATTGAAGATAGCAGAGGGTTCAAAACAACGCAAAAATGGCAAGGGACGTATGTTCCGTACTTCTTCCCGACCATTACAGAATTTACCGCCGAACGTGACAATCCAACAGTCAATGACGGTTATGCTAACGCAAAGGGAACATTTTACAATGGCGAAAATAACACACTTACTATCACAGTAAATGATGAAAGCGGTCATAGTGTAAATTCAACTGGCACTATATCAGGTAATGAATTCACCGTGAAGCAACGTATCAATGGCTATTCATACGATAAAAACTACAATCTGAGATTAAAGGTCACAGATAGTTACGGACAATCCACAGAAAAGTCATACGTACTAGCTGGTAATTTGTGGGCGATGATTTTGGCTAAACTTACCACAAGCGTACACATGCTATGGGTTAGAAAAAACGGCAACAATCCATGTGGTATTTACAATGAGGGTGATTTATCTACATTAGGCAGAACGTACGCTAAGGGTGGCTTGGTAATTGGTGGCGATGATACATTTCTTGTGAAAAGATTTGAGTCTTTTGGCGCGCGCAAAACATTTAACGCAACAATGAATGATAGAGAAGATGTACGTATCACAGTCACCGTGCCAGCAGGATATAAGACAATCGGTGTAATACAAGCATATACAGATTATAGATGCAACGTTTCACTATATAACTTTGTTAATGGTATGGCGTATTGTACAGTTTACAATCCTAATGGTTGGGTAAATGTTCCTATTGTTGCTAGAGTTGATGTTCTGTTTTACAAATGCAAATAAGGAGGTGACAAGATGATTATTGACGGTAAAAAATTTACAGAGATACAAGACAGCAATAAAAGTGTTGTCACATTTCAGAGAAAAGTTTTTGAAAACTTAAAGCCCTTAATGGACTCATTCGATAGTGGCGTGATCCATGATGTATCATTTGATGATGAAGACATCATGCGGAAGATGTACACAGAGCCAATGACGTTTTCCAAAAACGATGAAGGATATACAATATCATTCATACTTACAGATGTTCCTCAAAAGGACATCGAAGCAAAAAACTTTAATGAAGTGAAGCCGTTAGTCAATGATTGCTTACAGACGGCAAGCATTGAGGTTGTAAAAAAGTACATATCATTCCTAAATGCTTGGACAGCTGGAACACGATACAAAAAAGGGCAAAGGGTATCTTATAAAAATGTGCCGTATAGCGTTATATCAGATGTTACAGCGGAGGAAACACAAACGCCTGATGTATCAGAAAAGCTGTACGAAAACATGCTGAAGAAAAAGCAAGAAATAAAGCCGTGGGACGAAAAGAAAACCTACAATAAGGGCGACTTAGTTATCACACGCGGAATTGTGTTTATATCCAACATCAACAACAACAAGGGTAATGAGCCAGCGTTTGGTAACGCTTGGGACTATTACAAAGAAAAGTAAATATTGCTATTAAGGCGGCTACACAGTCGCCTTTTTAGATAGAAAAGAGGAAAAGAAAAATGAGAATTTACAACGTACCTGATGTTTCCGAACATCAACCAAATTTTGACTTCACACCTTACGCTGGAAAGTATGCTATCTTACGTGCTGGCGTGGCAGGGCGTGAAGACTATTCATTCAGACGACATGTTTCAGAGTGCCAACGTTTAGGCATTACAATCGGTGTTTACTTCTATTCCTATGCGCTAAACACAGCACAGGCGGTAGAAGAAGCACAGCGCTTCTTATCTATCATTGCTGGTGTGGATATTGGGCTTGGTGCATGGCTAGACATGGAAGATGCAGACCACTATAAAGTTAATAACGGCGTATATATTACACACGATAACATCGCGCCTATGTCACGTGCATTCTGCGATGTGATTGCGGCAGCTGGTTATTACACAGGCATTTACACATCTCTATCATGGCTTGGCTATCTAGCGCCTGAATGTGATCCATACGATAAATGGGTAGCGGCTTGGGGAAACAATGACGGAAGCCATACGGTAGATACTTCCGCATACGGAACAATTCAGCAGTACACCAGCAACTATGGAACATTAGACGAAAATGTAATCTTTGTTGACCCGTCAATCTATCGCACTGGTGCAACAGCAGATAGACCAGTTGAATATGTTCAAGCACCTACACAGTCACCAGTTGCAACAAGCGAAAACGTATATGTGGTACAGCATGGTGATACACTTTCAGGAATTGCGGCTAAGTTTGGAACGTCTTATCAACACTTAGCAGAAATCAACGGCATCTCAGACCCTAATGTTATCTATGCTGGACAAGAAATTGTCATCAGCGGCGAACCAGTTGCTAACACAAGCGATGAGGTTTATTACACAATCCAAGACGGCGATACATTGAGCGGTATTGCAGAAAGATACGGAACATCTTATCAGTATCTTGCATATCTGAACGGCATTTCAAATCCTAACGTTATTTATGCTGGAACTACAATCAGAATTAGATAGGTGAACCATGCTTCTAAAAGACGTTTTCGCATTGATTGAAATAAAAGATTTAGTAAGTGCTGCAATTACATTCTTATTTGTTGTTTCTTTCTTTATCCAAATCGCGCCTATTAAGTTGAACCCTTGGGATAGACTTCTAAAGTGGGCTGGCGATAGGATAAATCATAACGTCAATCAAAAGATAGACAAACTAGAAGAAAAACTAGACGATCATATCGCCACAGATACGGCACGCAGAGTAGATGATATACGTAATACAATTCTTGTTTTTGCGAATGAATGCAGCAGGGGAATTGTACATTCAAAAGAACAGTTTCGATTTATCGTTTCAAAATGTGACTCTTATGAACAATATGTTGAGGATAATCATTTGAAAAATGGTGTTATCACTGAAGCAACAAAACTTATTAAAGACACTTACCAAAATCATTTGAAACATGACAGTTTTCTAAAATAGGAGGAAAAAGAAAATGCTTATTACAAACAACAAAGTCTATGACACACTCAAAGAGATTGCTTTAATCGTATTGCCAGCTATTGCCACATTATATTTGACACTTGCTGGAATTTGGAAGTTGCCTTATCCACAGGAAGTTAGCGGCACGATCATTGCCGTTGATACATTCCTTGGCGCTATCTTGCACATCTCTAGCAAGCAATACAAAGAAGCACAGGAAGAAGATTTGAAGTAAACAATGCCCGCCTTAAATGGTGGGCTCTTTTTTTTATGCACATTTATATAAAATAATTTATATATTTCTATTGACAGTATATAAAATAACTTGTATAGTATAGTCAAGGAAAGCCCAAAGGGGTTGAGGTAAAAAACATGAGAAATATTTTAGCAAGTGAAAAAGCATACAACATCATTATCAACAATCTAAAAGGAACAGCGGAAGAACTATACGCATATAAGTTAGGGAACCTTGCCAGTTGCGAAGATTTAGAAGAATTTATTGATGATAATTGCAATAAAAATTACATTGCAAAAGGTGAAGACGTTGAAGACATTGAAGAATATATTGAAATTGCAACATTTAACAACAATGAAGAAATAGAACCAAATTATGAAGCGTTAGAGGGAAGCATCATTTGGAAATAAGGGGGATAACATGGAAAAGTACACATTAAAAGAAGCAACAATAGAGAATAGATTTTCTTATAAAGATATTTGCGTATCATTAGGCGGAAGCGACATTGCAACATTGATCATGGTAGGCATGACAACGGAAGATAGACCAGCCACCACTTCCCACTTAGATATGAAAGAGTTAAATTTTGGTGAAGACGGCGAATATAGCGCATGGTTGATTGACGGCGATACAGACGTTCCTGAACATTACACATTGACGGCTGAATTTAAGAACTGGCTCAAAATCTATGATGACGAGGGCTATTGTACATACTTCACAGCGCCTTTTATCAGAGTATATCAAGCTGGACAGTTTGGTTGCCTTATCCAGCTATCCCAAGAATACACTAGCATCAAGAAATTAAAGGAAATGCTGAAGAGTGACAAGCGCATCATTGCTGAAGTAATGGAAGAAGAAGTCAAGCGCATTCTTAATAGCGACAAGACAACTTACCAAATCGCAAAGGAAACGGGTGTATCAACCGCTATCATTGACAACTACCGCACAGGCAAATCCAAGATAGAAAATATGACAATGAACATCTTGCAAAAATTGATTTGCGCTAGAACAGACAAATAAAAAGCCCACTAAATGTGGGTTTTCTTTATGTAAACTCTTCTAATACATACGTTCTTGTGTATCACATAATGGTTAGAGTTTAATTTGTTTAGTGCG